TTTTTCAGCATTCTCATCCCAGTATGGCTTTAGGTACTCATGATAAGTGGCCTTACGGAACATCCTGTCTGTTACTGCCCTCAGGGAGTCGGTAATTCCACCTTCGATATAGAAGTCGATAATGGATTTTCCCTGCGGAGTATTATTGCTCTTAGTAAGTGGATGAACAGACCACGCATCATGTCCTACTACAGTAAAGCCAATGCGCTCCTTACCTGTTTTTAAAACAACTTGCTTCGCTTGGTCTGAGTAACTTACCTTTGGGTCCTTTGTTTCCCTTGTGTACTCCCTGTAAATGTAGACAGTACCGAACTCATCTACAGTAAACCAATACCAAACGAATGGGTCAGTGTACCCGTTGTCGCATGACCTCCATTTTCTCCAGTGATCGGGTATGACAAACGGTTCAACTACATGCAGGTCATAGCTAAACTCAGGGAATGCTATGCCCTCAGACGCTTCAAACGCTTCCTCTGGCGTGTTGGGATACTCAGCCTTATAAGAATTAGGTAAATCCTTCTTAGTCTGCTCATACCATTCAGGAGTTCTCCTTGGATCTGTGTCCCATGGCAGAAACACTCTAGCGAATGTATTGACTCCCATCGTGGCTTTTCGCCATATCTCTTCAAACAATGTCATTCTCTTTGCTGTAGAGATTCCTATTACTTGACCACCGGACGGACGATTGATAGTCGGATACGCTGCCGCCCAGATAGACTCTGCCCATTGCTGAAACGCCCACTCATCAAGAATTACTAAGTTTGCCGTTAATGAACGACCAGAGTCTTGCGCAGAAGTTAGAGAGTTAAACACGCTAGGCTCTTTCTTTGGATGAAAAATAGTAACAGTCAATGTTGTGGCTTCCCATGTTGGGCCGTACCATTTACCTGCTATCTTTTTTTCTTGAATCATAGTTGGTGGAAGATATTTTAAGATAAATCCAATGCGCCTAGTTAATTCCTTGGCATCCTCTTCACGTTTTGACATAGCGACCACAGCATAGCCAGGTTGATGCACTATCCTCCACACAGCCAATGCTAGGGCTAACCAGCTTAGGCCCATCTGCCTAGCTTTCAATACAATGTTTAACTTGTTATTTAAAAAGCTATCTAACGCTTTGATCTGTCCAGGCCACAAAGTAAAAGGAACTGCCAATTCAGCAGCATCCCTATCTTCAATCTTCACGAAGTTTTCAATAAAATATTGGCATGATCTTCTGCCTAATTCAGCTTTAAGCACGGCTAGCGTCGGCAACTTCCCAACATCAATCTTTGGCCTAACTAACTCCTTCGACTTGGCAGGAGCCTTCTCTTTTTTCACTTTCGCTTCTGCCATAAAATCATCACCAATCACATAATTTAAGGTTTTCCATTAACTCAGCATCATTCATATTCAATGCCACAGTTTCATCTCTACAGCGTTCGCCATTGAAGGTTAAGCAATTTCCGCAGCAAACAGGAATTCCACTGAGGAATAAGTCAGGGTGAATTGGCTTTTCTGAGTAGGCTTTGCATTGGGACATTTGATTGTCCTCCTAAAAATACTTTACCATTTGAGATATGTTTGTTATGAGCAACCTTCTCATAAAGTTAGTAAACGGTCTGCCCTTAATGGTAACTACAGGCCAGCCATACTTGTCTCTTAGCTTCATGTTTAATCCTCCTAACTTGTCTTAAACCTTTCCCACTACGTTTGAATGAACGTCCATCCATCAGGTGCTTGGCTGTAACTATGGACGGGCTTTAAACCGCTTGAATGAAGGATTTTGGATAAAAAAGAAGGAGTGACGAGAGGAACGAGTGATGATTACTGAGATCAGATTAGATATTCCTTGCAATCGAATATTTAATCAGCGATTGAACCCCCTACGCCTGCTTATTTACAGCACCCTTAACGGCACTAAGTCTAAACTTTTGTTTTGCGTACTCAGGAACAAATGGGTCTAAATCCTTTTGAAATAACATGTAAAGGTTTTGTGATAATCTGTTTGATGAAAAGAAATAAATGGGATTGAAGTAATACTGTATGGAAATGTCATCTCCAATCTTGACTTCTACCCTTGCCATTACCCTACATTTAACCATCCTGTTTAGAAAGGCTGTGGTATGTCTACCTGTATCCTTAATAACCTTTGCCATCTGTTCCACAGACATCACTCTTATCCCACCATTACCACGGTAGCCAATCATGTTTGTAGTTGAGTAAACTTTCTTACTTAGCAGGAATAAGTTTGCTATATCAACCTTAGTTACGCTTGACGGTAACTCAACATCTTGAAATGTCTTAACAAATCCTGTCTTATTCCAGAACAGATAACCCTTCTCTTCATCAAAAGTATCCTTGAAATAAGTCCTCTTTGTGCTAACTATTTCGCCATTGTCATTAATAATATTAGTAACTTTATTCATCAAATCATCTCCAAAATCGTGGGTGCAAATGAGGTACCAAATGCACCCGTATAATTAAACAACCATAAATGAAGAATTGCCTATTCATGCGGTGTGCAGGGTAGGCAATTGTGGTTTGCATGTAAACTCACGTTAAGAACTACGTTGTAAGTACGCATGAATTATATTTGCCCATCAAAAAACCACCCTGCACCTACAGAGTGGTCATCCAAATTAATCTAATCAGCTAAAACCCTATCCTCTACCTCAAGCACTCTTCTCACTAATTCAATCGGCATACCAGAGTAGGATGTTATCTCTTGGGCTAGGGCTTCTCTCGCTTCGCATTCAAGGCAGATGTCGCAATCTTCTACAACATCTTTTTCAAGGTCATTCGCCATATCAATAGTTCTAATATATTCGAGGATTGTTACGGAAGTGCTTAATGCTGTGTGAAACTGTTTATCCTGTGTAGCCAGTAGTTGCAAATTCTCTAGGACTTCTAGTTGTTCGATTAGTTTTGCTTTGATGTTCATATTGTTGCCTCACTTTGTTTATTTGCATTATAGATAGTTGCTGAATTCCATTTTTATATCCTAGATAGTCAAGTATTTTAGTTTCCTTACATTCTGCATAAGCGACCTGTTCTCGGAACCATTCAATCGGTTCTCTTGCCCCTTTACTACTATTGCAACTTTGGCAAGAGGGTATTATGTTCTCTTTGGTAAATTCTCCTCCATTGTCTGTGGCTATAAAGTGTTCCATAGTTAGCGGAACTTCTTCGTCGCAGAATGCACACTTATTTTTAAAATGTTCCTTTGCTAATCTCCATTGGACTATAGTAAAAGTATGGGGCAGTAATTTTATTCTAGCATTGCGATTATGAACAATAAGCCTGCGTTGCTCTGGATGATCTTTTTGGTATTTCCTCTCACGAGCACGCATCTTGTCTATATTCAATATTCGACGATCTCTGTTGCGCTTAGATATCTTGTCTTTGTTTTCTCCGCGATAGACCTTGCCTCGTTTGGAAATTGCATCTTTATTTTTTATGCTATATGCCTTATTGGATTGGCGAGCTTTATCTGGATTTTCCAACCTATATTTATTAGAGCGAGCTAATTCCCTATCCCTGTTCTTCATATAATATACACTAGCTCGATTACGGATTATCTCTGGATTTTCCTCTCTATGTTTCTTTCTTTGCTCCGCTATCGCTTCTGCATTATCGTGGTTATATTGCTTTGCATATATTGCGTCTGATTCTTTACTTTTTTGATGTTCAATTTTTCTAGATACTAGATATGATTCCCTGTTATCCTCCTTGTACTTCTTCTTGGATTCAGACCTACATGGTCTACATTGTTTGCGAAGTCCGTATTTACCGCCCTTCTGGTTCCCAAAATATACATCAGTAGCTGGGAAAAAGTTATTGCATGTGCTACATTTTCTAGTCTCCATTTGTAATCACTCCCTTATATACATTATACCACCATGCTACCACTATTGCAACATAATGGGATTAATGATACAATGCATTTGAGGTGAATAATCATGGCAATAAGTGAGGAAAACACAAGGACTAATATAACAATTCCAAAAGAGTTAAAGACTCAACTGGAAGAAGTGGCAAAAAGCAAAAACAGGTCATTCAATAACTTAGTCATCACAGTTTTAAAAGATTATCTGAACGAGCTGAATAATTAGCTCGTTCTTTTTTTTGTTTCATCAACTCCCTTAAAAAATATAAATAATTTTTTTTAATTAGTCTTTAAAAGTATCTATATCCTATCAATGGCATGGGGGGTGCCTTTTTATTTAGGATAACGTTATGAAATGTTAGTTAGATATATATACAGACAAGGGGTTTAGTCCGCTGGTCATCCGTGGGTACTGGGGGGGTCAAACTACACAGCATACAGCCTGTCCACACACATCAACACAGCAGGCGCACATCAGAGCCATGAGCGCAGAGCAAGCAGAGCAGAACAACACTAGCGCAATGTCCTATCCCTGTAGTAACTAGCCATGCCTATCATGACATAGCATACGACAATGAATAAGGGTAGGAATAATACACACAAGATCATTGAACCACCCCTTGATTAGCTGTTCTAATAGTTAGAATAAAAGTCCTGAAAATAAACGTTCTTTCGGGTTTTTACTCTTTCGATGGCTCAATATCAACGATCTCACCCTGTATCTGTGACCTCTCCATAATCTCCACCATAAGCCTGAGATCAGCATCAGACATGGTATTGACTGATTGAACTTCGATTGCTCCACCATTGGGACCTGATAGCTCTATATTTTGGGTATCCTTCCATCCGAAGTTGTTCTTTAGGTTGAAGATGATACCAGCAACTTGAGTCGGTCGATGCAGTTGATCGGCTAAATATTGCTCAACTTTTGCCTTGGCCTTTTTAATTGTGCCGAAGAACTCTTCCTTTGTATA